CAGGCAATCGCTAACGATGTGCCACAGACTCCACCGCTTTCGGGCATGAATCATAATGGTGTGACTCGGTGGACTGGTGTGCCTAAGGTGGGTGTGCAGTTTAGAACTGGTGGCGGTAAGACTCGGGCCGTTCTATCCATGAAGTTTACTGGGGGCACTAGGGGCACTGGTGGCATCGGTTTTGATTACGCTGAGCTTGCAGGATCGTCTCGTAGACCTGGCGCGCGTTTCTCGAAAGTGTATGACCGCGGCAGCAGCTCTGGCGTTCAGCACGCAATCAATGGGCAGGGCAAGGCGTTCAATCGGGGTATCCGTAAGGCTAAGCAGATTCGCGGGCGCGGTGGGTATTTTGCCTATGATTCCGCGGTGAAGAATTACCCGATGATTGAGGGCTTGGGCAGGCGTGCAATCAAGAAATATGAGCAGGATGCGAACGCCGCGATCAGGAAAGCAAGGTTCGGTTTCTAATGGCTATTTTTATTCCCCTAGTTACTAAGTTCGATGATAAGGGTCTGAAGGGCGCTCAGAAGGCGCTGAGCAAGTTTGGCGGTTTCGCTGCTGATGTGGCTAAGGCTGCCTCTGTTGCGCTCGCTGGGGTGGCTGTTGCGGGCGTGCGTGAAGCGGCACAGTTCGAGACTAGCTTTGCAAAGATTCAGGGGTTGGTGGGTGTTACCGCTGATGAGATTGGTGTGCTTGAGGATGCGGCGAAACGGTTAGGCCCACAGTTCGGGATCAGCGCTAATGAGGCTGCCGATGCGCTGTTCTTTATCACCTCGGCTGGTTTGCGTGGGGCTGCGGCTACTGATGTTCTTGAGGCCTCCCTGAAGGGTGCCGCTATCGGTTTGGGTGACACCAAGACCATTGCTGACCTTGCTACTTCTGCGGTGAACGCTTACGGGGAGTCAAACCTGGGTGGCGCTGAGGCTGTGGATGTTTTGGCTGAGGCTGTCCGGCTTGGAAAGTTGGAACCGGCTGAGCTTGCTGGGGCGATGGGGCAGGTTCTCCCGCTGGCTTCTAACTTGGGTGTGAGCTTCGACCAGGTGGGGGCGGCGCTTGCGGGTATGTCCAAAACGGGTACTGATGCTAGTACCGCTTCGACACAGTTGCGCCAGATTCTTGCCACGCTTGCGAAGCCTACGGTGGGCGCTGAAAAGGCGCTCGCTGAGATGGGTATGTCTGCTGCGGGATTGCGGGAGCAGATAAAAGAAAAGGGGTTGTTCTCTACCCTTGAAACCCTCACTGATGCGTTTGATGGCAATATCGAGGCAACCACTACGGTGTTCGGGAACATCCGCGCCCTGTCTGGTGTGCTGGACTTGATGGGTGCGAGCGCTGAGGATAACGCGCTGGTGTTTGAACAGATGGCGGATAAGACTGGCGTGCTTGATGAGGCGCTCAATATCACTGCTGAGACTTCAGAGTTCAAGTTCAATAAGGCTATGGCTGGCGCTAAGGGCATTCTGCTTGAGATAGGTGTGGCTTTGCTGGAACGGCTACAGCCCTACCTTGACAACTTCCTTCAGTTCATGGAGGACAAGGGGCCGGTTATCGAACAGATGTTCGACAAGATTTTTGGGGTCGTGCAGATACTCACTGGCAAGCTGGGCGAGCTTGGTGAGGCCATCCTGCCGGTTGTGGTGGATTTGTTCACTAATGAGGATTTCATGTTTGCCCTGGAGCGTATCGGGGAAGCCTTCATCGGTATCGTGAATGAGGTTATCAAGTTCATTGATTCTGACCTGGGCACTTTCTTGCTGAAGATTACTAGCGGTGTCATTGTGGCGGGCATCACAACGCTTGCGGGGGCGCTTGATTTCTTGAACGATGTTCTTACGGAGTTCAACCGGCTCCTGTCTGGGCCTGTGCGACAGACTGACATTCTGAAGGGCTTATCTTTCGGTGATGTCACGACTGAGATGAGGCGTGGCGGTATCGAGGGCAGCCCAGGGTATTTGGGTTTTGCCACTGGTGGTGTTGTGATGCCTCAGCCTGGCGGTGTGTTTGGAAGGCTTGCTGAGGTTGGGCAGCCTGAGGTGGTTATCCCGCTGGCGCAACTTGACTCGATGCTTTCTGAGGGTGCCACAAAGTCCACAAGTAAAAAGGCGGTTTACAACATTACGGTGAACGCTGGGATGGGGTCTAACGGGGCGCAGATTGGTGAGCAGATCGTTACAGCGATCAAGCGCTACGAGCGCACTAGCGGCCCTGTGTTTGCGAGTGCCTAATGGCGGTCACTGTTGAGCTGGGGTTGTCTAAGGCTTTCACCCTTGATGATCCTGTGGCTGGGGTTATCGGTTCCACCGAGTTCGTTTTAGGCGGCGTGGATTTCGTAGACGTAACCTCTAAGGTGCGCGGGCTAAGCATCAGCAGGGGCAAGAACCGCGACCTTGACAGGTTCAACGCGGGCGGATTGAGTGTTAGCTTCAATAACACAAACCGCGACTTCGACCCGCTCCATACTTCTTCGCCTTACGCGGGCAACATTGTGCCGAGGCGCGAGGTGCGGGTGAAGGCTGATGGGGTCACACAGTATGTGGGCACTGTCACTGATTGGAACCTTGCTTATGATGAGAGCGGGCAGTCCATTGCACAGCTTGAGGCCGCTGATGGTTTCACTTTCTTAGCGCAACAGGTTCTCACTGCGGGCACTGCTACTGTGCAGAAGTCTGGGGCGCGGGTGAGCGCGGTTCTCGATATGGCTTCAGTGGATTGGCCTAGTGATGAGCGAGACATTGCCACAGGTGCCTCCACGCTCGGCGCTGACACATTTGCCGGTAACGCCTTGACCTACTTGCAGAAGGTGGAACTGTCTGAGGGCGGTTTGTTCTTCATTGACAAGCAGGGGCGGGTGGCTTTCAAAGACCGGCTCAGCACACCCACCACAGGCAGTGTCACTGTGTTTGCGGATGATGGTTCTGGGATTCCGTTTGCGCCTGCTCAGGTTGAGTATGGGATCGAACAGTTGTATAACCAGGTCACGGTGACTAACGGCACTGACAGTTCCACCGCTAACAATCCGCTATCCCAAACCCGCTATGGGATTCTTGAGCATGATGTGAACACTTTGCTTTCTGATGCCACACAGGTCAGCGGGTATGCGGATTTCCTTGTGGGGCGTTATGGTGAACCTGAATATCGGTTCGCTCAGCTTGCCATTGATATGAGCAACCTCACTGCGTTGCAGAAAACTTCCATGTTTGCCCTGGACATTGCTTCGGTCATTGAAATCAAGTTCACCCCGAACAGCGTAGGATCGGCGATTGAGCGTTACGGTTTAGTAATCGCCATCAGCCATGACATCAGCCCTGATGATCATATTATGCAGGTTGGTGTGGGGTCGTTGCAGACTTCTTTGTTTGTTATTGGTGACTCTGAGTTCGGTACAATAGGGGAGAGCGCTCCAGGCGTTCTAGGTTTCTAGGGAGAATAATGGCTGGCCTCGGTTTCAAAACATTCGCTGACGGTGATGTTTTGCTTGCCTCTGAAGTTCAGGGGTACATCCAAGATCAGATGATTATGGTGTTTGCGAACGCGACTGCGCGGGATGCTGCTATCACCTCACCTGCTGAGGGCATGTTTGCTTTCTTGAAAGACACTGATAAATTGACGGTATATAAAACTAGCTGGGGAGATTTCTGATGGCGGCAGGCGGGTTCAAGACTTTTGTGGCGGGGGAAACCCTCGACCAAGATGAGATCAATAACTTTCTGATGCAGGGCATGTTGGTATTTGCTGATGCGACTGCGCGTGATGCTGCGATTACTTCTCCTGTGGAGGGGCAGTTCGCGTTCTTGAAGTCAGATGACAAGGTTTATTTTTACAATTCGAGCGCTTGGGTGGAATTTGTTTCTGGGGCTGAAACGCCTGTTGCGACTGGTGGCACAATCTACACAGACACCGTTTCAGGTGTCAATTACAAGTATCACGCTTTCACGGCGAGCGGTAATTTTGTGGTGACTGATCCTAACGATGCGCTGTTTCATTACATTATGGTTGCCGGAGGTGGCTCAGGCGGTGGCGGTTTTTCCTCTAATCTCGCAGAGTCAGGGGGTGGCGGGGCTGGCGGCGTAATCTTTGGTTCCGGTACTTTGGCGGCTGGCACTTTTCCTGTGGTCATAGGCGCTGGCGGCGCTTCCTCTGGCTATCACGGTTCAGATACAACTTTCAATGGGGAGACCGCTTCAGGCGGAGGCCCGGGCGATGATATCGAGGATGGCACCGGCAATATGGACGGCGGCTCAGGCGGTGGAGGTATCAACGGTGCCGCAGGCGGCTCCGGTGTGGATGGTCAAGGTCGGGACGGGGGAGAGTCCACAAGTTTGACCGAGGCCGGTATGGGTGGCGGGTTTGGTGGTGCGGCTTTCAATAGGCGCGCCTCGGGTGATGGTGTTTACTTGGGGACGTGGCTAGGTGCCGGTAACGGTTACGGCCTCGCAGGATTATCCTTTGCCGATGGCTGGTTTGCTGGTGGCGGTGGGGGTCGAGGCGTGGCGAACGGCGGGCTCGGCACAGACTCCGTTTATGGCGAGAACTCTACCGGCACAGATGCCTCAGCCAACACCGGGGGCGGTGGCGCAGGGTCTTATGGTAGTCCCGGAGGCAACCAGCAAGGTTCACTTGGTGGCTCTGGAATCGTGTTCGTATATTATGAGGTGAAGGCATGAGTCACTGGGCAGAAATAAATCAAGACAACACAGTGCTTCGGGTAGTAGTTGGGGACAATAACGCGCCTGACGAAGGGCAAGCCTTTGTGGAGTCTCTCGGGGGAACGTGGGTCAAAACTTCCTATAACGCAAACATTCGTGACCGCTTCGCTGGGATCGGTATGAGGTATGACCAAGAGGCGGATGTTTTTGTGAAAGTGTTTCCAGCTTCGCCGCCTGATGATGGGCAACTCTGGGAGTGGGAATCGGATGAAGTTGGTTGGGTTCTTTCCGCTGAGGTCACCGATGAAACTCCATAAGCCTTGGCCAGCTGACAAAAAGGAACGTAGCGGGTTCGGTTACCGGATTCACCCCATCAATGGCAGACGGCAACTTCACCGAGGCATTGACGTTGGCGGGCAGTTCCCTATCAGCGCAC